CAACTTTAGGACCCATAGGTGCGGCAATCGTTGGTCCGACTGTCAAGGGTCCAGTTTTAATCCCAACCGTAGTTAGTTCATATAGTGAGTATGTTAATATATTCGGTGAATTAATCACAAGTGGTTCGGATAAATATCAATTCTTAACATCACATACTGCTAAAGAATATTTACGACAAGGTGGTCCTTGTACAATCGTTAGGGTTGCTGGTAATGATACTGCTAAAGCTACTTCTAATGTAGTTTCTGCTAGTATAACAATGTTCACAATAGAAGCATTAGGTGATGGTCCACAATTTAATAATGCTGTAGGTACATATGGAACAGATGCTCTACTAACACCACAGAAAGAAAGTACACGTGATTGGGCTTCTGGTAGTTATGGTGGAACATCTGATAACTTCCGTTGGGAAGTATCACAGAAAAATACAGCTAAAGGTACTTTTACTCTTTTAATTCGACAGGGTAATGATACGAATAAGAAAAAGAAAGTAATTGAAACACATGCTAATTTATCACTTGATCCAGAATCAACTGATTACGTTTTAAAGAGAATTGGAAATACAACAAATACAGTTGCTTCGGAAGGTGGTGTTGCTTATATACAACCAACTGGTGAATTTCCAAATCAATCAAATTATGTTAGGGTAAGCGACCTTCCTGAAGCTAAAAAAACTCCAAATTGGATAGATGAAAATGGTACTGTAAATTCACCTTATAATGGAAGTGAATCACTTTATTTGCCTGCAGTAGGTACTGGAAGTGCAAATGGTGCATTTAGTGGTGGTACTATTGGAAGTACAGAAGTAGAACACCCATATAACTTTTATGATAATATAAATGCTAGTAATTCACAAGGTGTGGATATGTCAGAGAGTAATGATAGACCATCTGGTGCTTCGGTTGGTGGTGGATATGGCACGGCTATAAGTTTGTTAAAGAATAAAGATGAGTATGATTTTAATCTATTGTTTTTACCTGGAGTTGCTGACCAAGAAACTGATCATAGTGACGTTATAGGTGATGCTATTTCACTATGTGAAGACAGAGGTGATTGTTTCTTAGTTTATGATAATACATTAAAAACCGATACAGTAGCTACGGCTAAAACAAATACAGAAGCACGTAACTCAAGTTATGCTGCTACTTACTATCCTTGGGTACAGATACAAGATGCCACGACAGGTAATAATAGATTTGTACCACCTTCAGTCGTTATGGCTGGTGTTTATCATTTTAATGATACGATTGGACAACCTTGGTTTGCTCCTGCTGGATTAAACAGAGGTGGTATTGATAGTGCCGTTCAGGCTTATAAGAAATTAAGTCAAAGTCAACGAGATGACTTGTATGACTCAAATATGAATCCGATTGCTACGTTCCCAGGACAAGGTGTTACTGTGTTTGGACAAAAGACAACACAGAAGAAAGCAAGTGCCTTAGATAGAGTAAATGTAAGACGACTATTGATTGATGTGAAGAAATTTGTTGCTCGTTCTTCAAGAGGATTGGTATTTGAACAAAACACAAGTGATTTGAGAAATCAATTCTTGAATATTGTGAATCCATTCTTAGAACAAGTACAGGCAAATAGTGGATTAAATGCTTTCAGAGTCATAATGGACGATAGTAATAATACACCTGAAACAATTGATAGAAATATGTTAGTTGGTCAAGTATTCTTACAACCAGCAAGAGCTGCTGAATTTATTGTGTTGGACTTTGTTGTTCAACCAACGGGTGCAGCTTTTCCTGAATAATTTTTTATAAAGTGATATTTATTATCATAGGAGACAAAACATGGCAGAACTATTAGAAGCGAATAAGATATTTTACACACCATATGAACCGAAGTTAAAAAATAGGTTTATCATGGAAATTGCAGGTATCCCGGCTTTTACAATCAAAACAGCACAAAGACCACAGATTACTTTTGACGAAGTAGTATTGGAACATATGAATATTACCAAGTATGTCAAGGGTAAAGGTCGTTGGCAAACACTACAGATTACTTTGTATGACCCGATTGTACCATCTGCTTCTTCTGCCGTAATGGAATGGATAAGACTTCATCATGAAAGTGCTACTGGTCGTGATGGGTATCAAGATTTTTACAAGAAAAACATTACGTTTCAAGTATTAGGACCTGTTGGTGACATTGTTGAAAAATGGACACTATATGGTACTTACATTCAAGATGCTGCGTTTGGTGATTTAGACTTTAGTGCTTCAGAGCCAGTTGAAATCACACTAACGTTAAGGTACGATTACGCTATACTTGAATTCTAAATAGTTTTAACATCAAGGAGTTATAATGTCAGAACATAAGTTCCCTACGGAAGTTATTGATTTACCATCTGGTGGAAAAGTATATATAAAAGACTCACCACTATCATCAGGTAAACTTGAATTAAAATACATGACAACACGAGAAGAAGATATATTGATGTCTGAAAATCTCATTAAAAAAGGTGTTGTTATTGATAAATTGCTAGATAGTTTAATTGTCACAAAGGGAGTTAAACAGGAAGATTTAGTCTTGGGTGATAAGAATGCCGTATTGGTTGCGGCTCGTATATTGGCTTATGGTCCTGAGTATACGGTTGAAGTCACTAATCCAAATGATCCTGAACAAAAAGTAGAACATACATTTGATCTTACAGAATGTCCGTTTAAAGGAATGTCTGAAGATGTTGATTATACAGATAATTCATTCGACTATACTACTGATATTGGTAAGAATAAAATTAAATTTAAATTATTAACTGGTGTAGAAGAAGCATTGATTGAAAAGGATTTAAAACAATCTGCTAAGTATGGGTATTCTACAGACATCACGACAAGATTGCGATATACGATTACTGAAGTTGATGGTGATTCAAAACCTGAAACCATTACTGAATTTGCACAGAATTTACTCGCAAGGGATTCTATAGCATTGAGAAATTACATTCAAGAAATTTCTCCTGATATTGACTTGACATCAGAAATTGAAATAGGAGGTGAAACAGTTAGCGTGTCAATTCCGCTTACTGTTGCGTTTTTTTGGCCTCGATCCGTCTAGTAAATTAGACATACATCAAAGTATATTTTATTTTATATATAGCGCACCTGGCTTTACGTTTGGTGATGTCTATAACATGCCAGTTCATTTGAAAAACTTTTATCTAAGAGAGTTTATGGATTTTAAGAAAAAAGAAAAAGAGCATATCGATAAGTCACAACCAAAACCTCAACCGACCATTCCTCGTAGATTTAATCCAAAATAACTTTCTTTTTGATATTTATTAATACATAATTAACTGAGATATTAATGGCACAAAAAGAAGACATATCATTAGAAAAACAACTTGCTGATGCAAGAGCTGAATATAATAGACGAGTTGAAAAGGGTTTAAGTTATCAGGTAAAACAATTAGCAGAGGTTGAACGATTAGAAAAAAAGATTGCTGCTGAGACTCAATCAAGAACCAAAGCTATTGATGACAGCGTAAAGTCTGCTAAAATATATGCTAAACTATCAAGTGATGTTGAAAAAAGTGAAGCGGCATTAGATAAATCATTTTCAAGTAGAATAGCAAATTTAGTAAAAGGAAATCTTGCTGGTGCTATTCAATTAAAATCAACAAAAGAACATTCTAATTTACAAAATCAATTAAATACTGATGCTAGAGATAATGCAGATATAATTTTAAATAGTGGCAAAACTAATGAAACACAAAAATTATCTTTATTGTCAATCAATGACCAAATAAAAGATGGGTTATTAGAAGAAGGACAAGTATCAGAAAAAATTAATGCCATTGAGGGTTTAAAGGGAAGTGTAAAAGATAAAGCTATTGAAGCTGGTAAGAAATTACTTGGGACACAGAAATCAACTGCAGTAGCTGGAGCTAAATCTGCTGCTGATATGGGTAAATTTAGTAAACTTAGTGCTAAAGCAGCTGGTATATATGCTGTATTATATCAAATTGCTCAACAATTTGCTGGACAGATAGATGCCATAGGAAAACAATTCGGTAGTTTAACTGAATTGGGAAGTGACTTTAACAAAAGTTTATTAAGTTCAAGTGTAGAGGCAACACGACTCGGTGGTAGTATAGAAGAGGTTGCCGGTATAACTAATGTTTTGGCATCTAATTTTGGAATTGGTTTAGATGCAGCTGCTGAAATGTCAGCAAAGGTATTTGATACCGCCAAAGCTACTGGTCTTTCTGCCGATGAGAGTGCAAATCTTTTTGGTGTATTGATGCAAACTGCTAATTTGTCTGCCGTACAGGCAGAACGATTCGCGGAAGGTGCTTTTCAACTAGCAAGACAAAATCAAGTCGCTCCACAACAAGTTCTTAAAGATATTGCAGGTTCAGCTGAAACAATTGCTTTATTCACAAAAGACGGTGGTAATAATATTATGGAGGCAGCTGTTCAGGCGAGAAAACTTGGAATAAATTTAGATTCAGTTGGTAAAGTTTCTGAATCATTATTAGATTTTGAAACCTCTATAACAAAAGAAGTAGAGGCATCTGTTTTGATTGGTAGACAATTAAATTTTCAGAGAGCTCGTGAATTATCATTAGCTGGTGATAAGGTTGGTATGATGAAAGAGGTTGTTAAACAAGTAGGATCAGAAGCTCAGTTTAATAAACTTAATGAAATCCAAAGAAAAGCAATTGCCGATTCTATAAGTATGAGTGTTGCTGATATGTCAAAATTAGTTGGTCAAACCGAGCAGGTAGGAATTAAAGCTAAAGGTTTTAGAGATTTATTAGGAAAAGAGGGTTTATCTCAATTTACTTTGATGATGAATGAATTGAAAGCCGTTAGTGCTGAATTAGTTAATGCTCTTGGACCTGGATTGATGAGTATTGGTAAACTTTTAAGAAGTACGATTGGATTTTTTAGACCTGTTATTGACATAATAAATATTGTTTTTAATGGCATATCTTTTATATTGAATAAATTAGATCCATTTCTTGATATGATGGGGATGGGAACAACTGCTGGTGGGGGTTTATTTGGTGGATTGAGTAATTTTGCAAAAGAAAGTAATCAATGGTCTGTTGCAGGTGGTGGCGGAGCAGCTAAATCACCAAACCCAAGAAATTCAGTAATGGCATCAACAAATCGTATGAATACCGGTATGGCTATGGGTGGTATCTCACCAGCTGGTCTATCTGCAGGTACTAGTAATGTTAACGTAAGAACCGAGACCGTAATCAGAGGAAGAGATATATATGCTCTTGGAACATATCACGGAGAAGAATTTGGTGGAACTCAACTTGGAACTGCCGGGAGTAAATACTAATGGGATTAGAAAATTTAAAATCAGTATTTAATGACTTGAGTGAAAACGTTGTATCGGAAGCAGAGATTAACGGATTTAGTAATATAAGAGATAATACTACACATCAAGATGCTTCTAGAAATCCCCACACACATTATGAGGGATACGGTGGGAGAAGTAATCAGGGCATACATGGTGGATTAACAAATGAAAGACCTTCAACGCCACCACATTCAGAAGAACATTCTCTGTTAGACTTTTTACCGAATGTTCCATTGTTAGGACCTGATAATCAATCAATGTCGCCTACATTAGAATCTAGGGGTAGACATGGGGATTTAATTATTAAAAAGTCTGGTCAAAAAGAAGTAGATAAACCACATCCAGATAACCATTCTCAATTGGATGATTTGAAAAAAATTGGGTTTGATGCAGCAAGAACATTTCCAAGTAATTTAACACAAGAAACACCAATTATTGAATTCAATTCTTATTACGATGCTGAAAGAATAGGACCACAATCAGGATATTCAGGTAAGGTTACTGCAGAGCAAAATAACTCAAGTCAAATATCATTAAATCCCATTGATGAGAGAAAAAAACTTCGGACAGGTGATGAGTTTTTAAAATTAGGTATAAACAATCGATTAGGTCAAGGTGATTTAATACTTGAAACACTTTATAATGTTAATCATAGTGCTGTTATAGATAGAAAAGATATAGTAATAAGAGCATCAAGCGAAAATTGGTGGGATAGTACACCAAACGGAAATGCCGGCACTATTTACATAAATCGTGCAGGTATGGGTGATAAGACATTACTTGATATCAACAGATATAGATCAGGTAAATTAAAGAATTTCAGAGGATTTGACCGCGGAGACGAACCCTATATAGTACAACCAATTGGTTCAGATAGATATGCGACATTAACCAATAGAGATACTTTGCCATTACATAGAGCACTTGATGATACTTCAAGATTATTTAAATTTTATGAAAGTGAAGCTGGAAAACAAAGTATTTTTAATGAAAATGTTACAAATATGTTAATTGGAAATTCTATTCAACCATTTAGAACTGATACCATTTTAAAACGACCATTTGCAAATCCAATTCAAGGTAATACAGGATTTTTAAATGTTACTAATGATTATTTTCAAGATTTAGGTGGTATTGTTGGTAGTTTAAGAAAACCATTGACAGTAGAGTATTCAGCAGGACTGGGGAACGGCATATACTTCTTTAAAAATCTTGGTGATAGGACAGCTGGAATTGAACAACTACAAAATCTTAAAGTATCAACAGATCAACCTACATTTGTACAAAAAGGACTTCAAAAATTAAAAGAGGGTGTGATAAAAAAATTAGCAAATGTTGCTCAATTACCAGTTTTAAGAAAAACACCATTTATTGATTTAAGTGGTGAGGGTAGACATACTGATTTTGGGCGAGGTTATACTGATAAAGTAAATAGCCAAATCCCCACACCTGACGATAAATCCGACTTATTGGATATAAAACCATTCGTAAAGGGAGACTTTTATGTCAAGATAAAAGATTTAAGAAAAGGTGGTAAATTCTTATACTTTAGAGGATTTGTTACGGGTATAGTAGAAAACGTTAGTCCAACTTGGACCCCAACTAATTACATTGGTAGAAGTGAACCTGTTTATATGTATGAAAGAGCCGAAAGAGACTTGAGTTTTAATCTACGAGTGTATCCAAACAATGAATTGGAATTTAATGCTATGTATGAAAAAATTGACTATCTTACATCATTGGCTTATCCTAATTATCAACACGAGTTTAAAAAAGTGGGTATAGGTGACGTAGCTAAACTTGTAGAAGATAAAGATTCACAGATAAGAATGCAACCACCATTTACAGAACTCTATATGGCTCATATCGGTAGTAGAAAAAAAGGTCAGTTTGGGTTTATAAAATCATTATCCTATACGGTAAATGATAGTGGAGATTGGGATGCTTTAAGTGCCAGACCAAGATTATTCGATATTGCAATATCTTATCAAATTTTAAATAGAAAACCACCACAAATGGGTGACGAATTTTACAGAGCTAGTGTATAATGAGTAGATACGATAGAATAGATAGAATAAAAGAAAATGGAGTTTCCAGAATCGGTACTGCTGACTTACCTGAATTCAAAGAAGATAATTCAGATATATTATTGATTGCCGTTGATGGTGATAGATGTGATTTAATCTCACAAGTATATTATGGAACAACTGACTTTTGGTGGTATATAGCATCCGTTAATAATTTAAGTACTAATAACATTGAGGCTGGAACTCAATTAAGAGTACCCGTTTCAGCTGAACAAGCAATTTTAAAATGAATTTAAGTGATAAAATATTTGGATCTAATGTAGATTCAGATATTCAAGACATTTTCAAAGAATTACAAGAAGGTCGCTTTGAAGTAAATCCAAACGCAGGTATAAAGCCATCACCACATACACATTATTTAGGTGATAGAGCTCCATTTGCAAGAATGTGGACGGCTGTAAATGTCAAAGATGCACAAGATAAAGACGATAAAGGTAAAAATACAGTTTACATCATAAATGACAACAGAGAAAATTCTTATGATGAAACAACAATACACAGTTCAGTTTTAAAACATCAATTAACTAATAATCAGTATTTAAAACCTACTGCTGGAATAACGGGTATTAATTCTAAATCAGAGGGTGCGGTTGGTGCATTAAGAAGAACTACTGTTGATTTTGTAGTTCATAATAAAGTAGATTTTGATAATATATTTTTACCATTTTTTTTAAGACCAGGAACTATGGTTTTTGTAGATTTTGGTTGGTCAGATGATGCATTATCTTTATACAATCCAGTTGATAAGATTAATAACAATGATTTAAAACTATCAAACCTTTATTCTAACCTTTATGATAGCAAGACAGGAGAAATAGCTAAACAAAAAGGTCTTATGAGTACATTATGTGGAGCCGTAACAAAATATGACGTAACGGTTGATGAAATGGGTTCTTTTAAGTGTAATTTAGAATTTGTATCACAAAATTATACTTTATTAGATAAAGAAATAACCGAAGACAATAGTTTAAAATTTTTGTTTGCAAATTTCATGGATGAATTTTTGGTTGGTTATGTAGTAAGATCACTCGGCGAGGGAAATATAGATGTAGGGGGCTCTGATACTTATGCAGATTTTGATACAAAGCTTCTGAGAAAATTAAGTGAATCGGAAGTTGATGAATACTCAACGGCCTTTTTTGATTCAGGCATGACAGTAGAACCAGGTGTAATTGATTCTACTTCAAAAAAAATAGGAGTGTTTTTTCAAAATTTAGGTGGTGATGGTGATGCTGATTATTTAGATGAAAAAGAAAGTTTATACATATCATTTGGATTATTTGAAGATTTATTTTTAAATAATTTTATATCTCAATGGGTTGAAACAACAGAAGAAGGCGATGAAATTGCATCTGCAGCTAAACCTGATGATATTTATGGATTAAAATTTACAAGTATAGATTCATGGGTAAGATTTGATCCTGATTTATTTGCTATTCAAAAAACTCCGTTGAGATCGAATGATGAAGTACCAAGTTATCTTTACCCAAATAGTTGGGATATTAAAGACGGTGAAAGTGAAACTTCTAATAAGATAAGACCTTCTATTTGGTATGATGTGGAAGGTAAATTAAAAGACAACAGTCATGGAATCGATTTAAATTACAAAGATAACCAGTCACAAGTAGATAGGGATAAAAAAAGAATTCCATTAAGAGAATTATTCATAAGTGTTCCAGTTATTCAAGAGGCATTCACTGCGAGTAAGAATATTAATGATGCTTTGGAATTTATTTTTGATGTGATATGGAGAGATTCAACTAATATAATTAATATTAAAATGATATCACATAATGATTCTCAAGTAGCATTGGCTTTTCAAGATGTTAATTTGACTGGTCATATTATTCCTGACGAACCAATATTGACATTTGATTTAACTTCAGGAAATTCTGTTGTATTGAATAGTGATTTAAAATTTGAAACACCAAAAGCGGGATTGTCAAGTATGATTGCTATTAAGAACACAAAACAAGATGTGATTTTTGAAAATTTAGATGATTTGAAATTAAGTTTTTTAAATGTATTAGAAACAACACCAAATACAGGTAATAAAAAAATGATTATAAAAAGTTTACCTGATATTGGTTTTGTATCGCAAAAAAAGAAAACAATTGATGCTGATATTAAAAAAATATTTGATTCAATTACTTCAGGTAATTCGAATATTGAACGTGGAGATTTTAAAGTTGATGGGAATCCAGTAAGTGAAAGATATATGAATTATATTAATAGCCAACGAGTTAAACTAACAGAAATAATAGAAGCTGAAAAAGAAGCAAAAGGAGTAAAACAACCAGTACCTATAGATTTACCAACACATACTAAAGATGGTAAACTTATTAAATATGTAAGTTCTGATAGAGAAAAGTTATTAATGGATGCTAGAATAAAGAATTTTATTGATGCTGGTGAAAGTAGTATCGCGCCAATTATGCCTATTACATTATCTTTGACAATTTATGGTAATAATTTTTTAAGTTATGGTGAGTACATAAATGTTAATTTTTTTCCAGATCATTGGCAAGACAGAGTATTTTTTCAAATAATGGGAGTTGATCATTCTGTTGATACATCTATATGGAAAACTACATATACAACTGCTATGAGAATAAAACCAAATAAAAAAGTATATTTAACTGGTAATCAACAATCTAATAAAAACAATAATGTAGTTACGAGGTTTCATCCACTTTATTTAGAAACAACGGCGGGTGAAGTTGCGGGTTCTTCAAATATGGAGAATAAGTTTGATAAAGATACCGTAAAAGATAAAGAAACAACTTTAATGGAAATAAAAGTGCTTAAACATATACAGGTTAATCATCCAACATGGGGTGGGGATGGACCATTTGGTTTTGCTAGTTTAGATTTAAAAAAGGACGTAACATTTACTATAACTGAATGGCTTCATGATCCTGATGAAGCTATAAGGAAGAATTCAACAAAGCCGGAAGGGCAAAAACTATCAACTACTGATTTAAAGAATGCAAAAAAATTAAGTGCTGTTGGGCTAACATCCGAGATAGCAGACGGAAATTATGGTCAATTAGCATGGATTTTAGCCGTAAGTGATTTAATATTAGGTGATGATTATTTAAATTGGAGTGCATATAAAACTAGTGACCATGAAGATATGACTTTGGTAAATGGATCTGTTGGGATCCAGCAGAAGAAGAAACTTAATGATAGCATGTATGGAGATATTCCAAAGGATATGATATATTTTAATCCAATATGGCACTCCACGGGCGGGGGGGATGATATTAGGGGTGATTTTCAAAAGCTTATATTAGATCCTATGGAAGATGAAACTTGGACGCCAGGTTGGCTTGATGATACTCAAAAGGCAATTATTAAGTATATTGAGGAAAGAAAACTTTTTACATCAGAGTCATATATTTTAAATAGAATCAAAGCAAGTAGAAATGCTGGTTTTGCCAAGAAAGTATGGGAGGATGGGGTGTCTCCAATTTTAATGAGTGTCATTTTCGGTAAGGGAAAAACCGTACCGGATGGCGAATGGTTTGTTGAAATCACAGGAAATTGGTCAGATTTTAAAATTATTCCTAATATTATGATACCAAAAAGAATCTTAAAAGACACGAACTTAGAAAAAGTAGCTACTTCTTTATTTGAAATTTATATAAAACATTATATAAATTTGATGAAAATTGTAAAATAAAAACCATTGACTTTTACATAAAAATTACTTAAATTAACCTATGGTTAAATCAGTTACATCGTTACAAAACTACTCCAAGTCACACCCAAATAACAACATTGTCTTGATGTTTGACCAGAATATACTCTATGCTAACCATTATGAAAAACAATTCGGTGAACTAAATAAAGACATACTTCATAAAGGAATTGACTACAAAACCTTTATAAAAAACGATTTAAATTATTTAGACACGAATGTAGTAGATTATTGGCATCACAATAAAGTAAAACATGAAGTAAAGTACTCTAACTTCTACAATGATAGTGAATTCATGTACTACTATCCAATGCACAAAATAATGGAAGAAATGGATTATCAAGATGATGATTTACCCATTACACCAGAGTTACAATTATTCCACGATGAATTTACAAAGGCATTCACCCTAATAGAACTGAATGGAATCGGAGTCAATACGAATATCATCTCAACCTTTGGTCATCGAATGGCTCAATACATTCATGATAGAAAAATCTATCAGAATTATAATTTCTACACTACTACATCCCGACCATCCAATAGTATTAATAATTTAAACTTTGCTGCCTTGACACCAGAACATAGGAAATGTTTTTCACCCCTGAATGATATTTTTATTGAATTCGACTTTGATGCTTATCATCCAAGATTGATTGGAGATTTAATTGGATATGATTTTCCCAATACACCCGTACATGAATACTTGAGCAGTAAATATAAAGTTGATGTCAGTGAGGGTAAAACCAAAACATTTCAATACCTGTATGGTGGGATTCCAAATGATGTTGCAAATAAAATTGAATTCTTAAATATGACGAAAAATTTAATAAATGAAATGTGGGACGAGTTTAATCAGAATAAAAGAATTAACTCACATATTTATAATAGACCTATGAAAGAAGAGAATTTAGAAAATCTAAATGCTCAGAAGTTATTTAACTACTATATTCAGTCTTATGAAACGGAAAGAAATGTTAAACTCTTAATGAAATTACATACATATTTATTATCAAAGAAGACTAACATTGTGCATTATAACTATGATAGTTTTTTATTTGATTATTCAAAGGAAGATGGAGTAGAAACAATACATGAGATTAAACAAATACTTGAAACTAATGGGTTTACAACAAAGACTAAAGTCGGTCTTGATTATGGGAGTATAAAAAATTATGAGTTTTAATTTTAATTCACTATGGTTGGATTGGAGAGCAAAAGTTCCCGATGGAACACCTAATCCATCTAATGCTTATCATTTAGTATTGTTAAAGGAATTGTGTTTAAAACAAGGTATTGATACCAAAACTACCGATAGTGTTATTTTATTTTTAGAGAAGAAAGTGGATGATGAAGATGTAATAAAATATAAACAAGATGGTGAATCAAAGGAAATGAAAGCTGGTTCAGCAAAGACAATGGATAAAGAACATCCTGCTAAAATTGAATATGATAAATTAAAAGGTAGTGATGATGAAGAAGAAAAAGAAGATAAACCAGAACCAATGAAAATAGATCCCGATGGTGGACTTGGTCCGGAAGATAAAGAAGATGATGATATCAAGAAGAGTGATGATAAACCTAAAGGAGATAGTGTTGTTGCTGGAGATCCTAACGAGGGTGATAACCAAGTTAAAAACGACATGATTAAATATGGGTACAAAAACTTTAAGAAAAATACAGGTTCAAAACCAGCACCAGGTGGAGCGGGTTCTGCTTTCAACGAGATAATGTCGGGTGAAGGTGTTCATATATTAGAACAGAATCCAGACATGACTGAGGAAGAGGTTGCTATAAAATTGTATGAGATGACTGAAGGTAGTGAACTTGGAAAGGACCAAAAGGGAACAACCGGCATAGGTAAAAAAGATATGCCAGATGGTTTTGATGGTAATGAAAATCTTTTTTCTAAATGTCTTGTATCAGCAAGGTCTGCTAAAAAGAAACACGAAAGGACACAAAAAAGAATAAAGAGATTACAAGAACAAAATAAATTTGGAGAACCACAAAAGACCTCAACTTTCTATGGAGCTAAAAGTTCAATAGATGCTCAAGTAGAAATGGTAAAAAATGCTAAAACAGTTCTTTTACCAAACGGCCAAGTAGTTAATGAAGAAGATGCTACGGCATTTATCAAGGCTGGTGGTGGTGGAATGAATCCATCCGATACTGCTACTTTTGTTCAAGACGATGATGGTAATTTATTAATACAATTTCACTCCGATAAAACCACTACCGGTGATATTCAAGACAATTCTACTCTGATTAAAGAGGGTGAAAATTATAAAAGTTATTTAGAGAAAGAAGATTTGTCAGAGGAAGAAAGACAACAGGCTAACGATTTGATAGATGACTATTCTAAAAAAATTACTGATATAGAAGAAAATTACAATAAACAGGCAATCCCAATTGCTCAAAAATTAGAAGAGCTTCCAATAGAAGACCAAGTAAAAATAATTGAAGAAGATAAAGGAAC